GTCGGGCATGAGGTCAGAGGGCAGCGTCGGAGGTGACGAACACGAACTGGACGACCGGGTCCTCTTCGTTGTCGAGGATCTCAAACGGAAGGTTCTGCATCGTCGCCTCGTCCACCGAAATCTCCGGGTCCTCGCCCGTGAACCGGATGGCACCGAGCGAGATCGTCAGCGACGGGTACGTGGACGACTCGATCGCCACCGGCCCGACCCACGTCGCGGTGAGCGGCATCGGCTCACCGGAGATGAACGCGTCGTAGTATCCGGGGTCGTCGTACTTCCACTTCAGGGTGCCGGTCGGTTCCGGGGTGCCCTTGCGCATCGGCGTGTGCCGGTTGTCGCCCTGCTTGATGCACTTGTCCCCGACGTCGATCCCGGTCGGAAGCGACAGGTTGAACGAGTCGACGCACGCCGCCGAGCCATCCAGTTCGATGGTGGCGTCAGCCCAGTTGTAGATCAGGTCGGCTTCGACCTGCGTGATCGACGGGGACGACAGGTTCGCCCGGATCGGCTTGCGGTAGTCGTACACCAGCTTGAACAGCAGGTTGGCGTCCACGTCCTGGGTGACGTCCAGCTGGACACCGCGTCCGCCCGGGTACTTGTAGTCGTCGAGGGTGCCGGCGGTCCGCTGCTCGCGCCGCACGACCGTGGTGATGTTCTTGTTCGCCGGGGGCCCTTCGGGTCCCCAGGTGAACGTCTGGTCGTGGGCGAGGGTCCCACCGGAGTGCAGCGCAGACACGGCGGTGTCGAAGAACGGAGCGAGCAGGATGCCGAGGCCGTTCGAGAATCCGGGGACCTCGATCGTGCCGTCACCGCCTTCGATGACCTGCCGCCAGTTCCGGGCCGTCTTGGCACCGGTCGCGGACCGGATGCCCTTGTAGTCCATCGGCTTGGCACGGGTCTTGTGCCCGTCCGACGAGACCTCGATCTCGCGCCACCCAGTGGTGGCGGGGGTATCCCATACAGATTGGGCAGCGACGATGACAGAGCTGTTCGCCATGGTTCAGGACTCCTGTTGTTCGGGCGCGGAGCCCTTGGGCTTGGGGGGTTCGGGGGGCTTGGTGGGCTTGGGTGCCGACCAGTCGCCGGCCGCGTCGAGCACGGTGGCCTCGTCGGCGTCGACTTCGACCGGGACACCGCGCTCGAAAGCGACGGTGCGGGTCGGGAGGGTCTGGCGGCCACGCTGGGCGAAGCCTTCGTAGATGCGTTCGGCCACGGGGGGCCTCCTAGGACTGGATCGAGGTTGAGCAGGTGATCGAGAACGTGGCGACCCCGGCGATGGTCCCGGCGCCTGCCTGGTCGACTTCGTGGAACGGGCCGGTGAGGTTGGCGAGGTAGGCCTTCGTGATCCCGTGGAACGCTTCGGGTTCGGCCGCTGCGACGTCGTCGTGGGTGAGGCGGCGAGAGGTGCGCAGGAACCCGTCGAACGCACGCACGGCGGCCATAACGTCCTCTTCGGCGAGGTCGTGATCCGAGTAGCCAGGGAGGGCAATGTGGCCTCCGATGGTGAACTCGTCGTCGGAGATCGCGTTCGTGCGGGCGATGCCGGCGGGTCCGATGGCGCCATCGGCGAGTCCCAGGAAGAAGGTCGGCCCGTAGGCCTGCGCTGGATCCCAGGTGGTCGCGACGGCGATCCCGGTCGCCTCGCGTCCGTCGGAGAACTCGAACCCGGCGAGTGCATGGGTGGCGAGCTCCGCCAGCCGGCGCTTGACCCCGGGGCGGTTCCAGTTGCCGATCGTCACGGGTGCAGCCCGTAGGTGTCGACGTCGTCCGCATACCAGGGGAAGTCGGGACCCGACGGCGGGGGGCCGGTCGGAACGTAGGTGGTGCCGTCGAGGCAGTCGTCGCGGGTGGTGCGCAGCGTCCACAGGCCGGAGCGGGATGCGTTCTTGAACGGGGCGAGCGTGTCCTTCTCGCCGTCGGTGAGGTAGACGCCGGTCTCGCCGGTCGCACCCCATGCCCGTTCGGAGACGTCGCCGCCACCGGAGCGGATCAGCCCTTGCGGGTTGACCCACACGCGTGAGGCGACTTGGACGACGACCCCGGCGACGTCCTCGGGGACATCGCCGAGGGTCAGGTTGTCGTTCAGCCAGGTTCGGCCGCAGTACGACCGGACCCTTGCCGAAGCACGGCGGAGCACCGCCACCGCCCGCGCATCATCAGCCGCGATGGTCTGGCCGAGCCAGGTGCCGAGGTCTGATGGTGATGCGAGCGGCAGCGGTGCGTCAGCCATGGGATCAGGCCGTCATGTCGAACGACACGGCCCGGGTTGCGCTGAGGGTCTCGGCGCCGACGAAGGTGTCGACGACGCTCTGATCCTCGAGCTGGTTGGGGTTGTAGTGCTGGAGCCAGCGCAGCGCGAAGCCGTCCTGTGCGACGGTGGCCGACTTGGTGGCACCCTCGGGGTTGCGGGACGGGCGGGTGACGTGAGCGAAGGCGTCGCGGTGGTAGGCGACGCCGTAGCCGGTCTGACCAGAGGTGCCGGTGGCGATGGTGACGTCGGGCGAGGTGCCACCGGTCAGCGATGCGCCAGAGGCGGTGAGGGCCGCCACGTTGCCGAGACCGGCCCGGAACGTGATGGTGAACACCTGCCCCGACTTCGACACCGCGACGTCAGCGGCTTCGAGGTTCGAGAGGGCCTCGAGGGCCGCTTCGACGGTCGGGCCGGTGGCGTTGTAGGCGATGGCAGCCGTGGTCTGACCGGAGTAGGTCAGGGTGAAGGTGCCGCCGGTCGGCGTGCCGGTGATGGTCGCCGTCTGGACCTCAGGGGTCGAGCCGTCGAGGTTGGGGTCCGACACGATCGTGAAGCCGAAGAGACGACCGATGATCGCCTCACGCAGCATCCCGTCCGAACCGGACTCGTTGACCTTCTGGAGCAGCTCGTCGTTGAGGAACGCAGCCTCCGCCGAGGGGGACACAGCGATGAACCGGTCCGACATCGGCACCTTGCGGCCGTTGAGCACCTTGCGGAGCGCGATGACCACAGCGCGGACGTTCGACCCGTCGGCAGCCAGCGTCGGGACGCTGGAGTCGCCGGCAACCGCGTTCATCTCCGTGAGGAGCGGAGCGGTCAAGCCGTCGACCACGGACTCGGCCTGCGGGCGCAGCACCTCGTTCTCCAGGTCCTGGAGGGTGAAGGTTGCGAAGTCGTCCGGGAGCCGGACGGCCTTGTACACCTGCGTGTTCAGGGTGACCGGAACGGTCGCCTGCGAAAGGTCGTCGAAGACGATCGAGTCGCGGGCAGTCCGGTTGGCCTGCGTGTAGGTGTTCGCGGTGCCGGCGCTGATCGGACCCTTGATGTTGACCACGGTTCCGCGGCCAGGGACGAACTCCGTGGAGAAGTCCTGGCGCACCGTCCGAGGGAGGGTGGTGAGGTAGCGCAGGGCAGCCAGCGTCGAGCGGGCCGCCTGCTGGGGCGTGTACAGGGAGTTCGCCACGGGAGCCTCCTTGGAGGGGGTTGGGTGAAACCGCGTCGAACCCGTGGCGGGTCCGTGCGGGTGGAATCAGCGTTCGAACATCCGAGCGCCGAGCTTCTTGATGTCGGTCTCCTCGACAGGGGCGTCGGGGTCGCCGGATCCGGGCTTCAGCTGCTCACGCGGCTTGCCGCCGGGGGGCGGGATGCTCTTGTCGGCTGCGGGGTCGACTCGGGGTCCGAGGTCTTCCAACAGCTCGTCCGCATCGGCTTCCAGCTCTTCACGAGTGGCACCGACCAGGCGCTTGGCCTGCGAACGAGAGAGCCCCTTCTCGAGGGCGATCTCCAACCGGTCGGCTTGCAGGGCGCGTGCCTCGGCGTTGGCGAGCCGTTCGGCCAGCTTGTCCGCTTCGGTCTTGTCCCGGTCCTCGAACTCCTTGAGCTTGAGGCGCAGCGTCTCGGCTTCCTTGTTGGCCTTGTGCAGTGCGGCCCTGACCTCGGCGGGGATCTCCGCCTTCGGCTTGGGCTGCTCTTGCTCGGCCTCGCCCGTCGCGGGCGGAGTGACGTCTCCCTTTTCGGGTTCGGTCGGGGTGTCGTCGGCCATCACGGCCTCCTTGTTGAGCCCCGGCCTCACGCCGGGGAGAGCTCGCTGCGGTCAGGCAGCAGCCGGAGGTACGTCTGGCGCGGCCTTGGCCATCGCCCGCCATTCCTCTACGGCGGTTTTGTCGATCCCGGGGACGAGGCTCCAGAGGGCTTCGACGGGGATCTCGAGCATCGTGGCCATCTTCCCGAGGGCGTCGGCGGCGTTCGCCATCGACCGCACCGAGAGGTCTTGCCAGGTCGGTTGGAGCAGCACGTTCGCTGCGCCTTCAGTGTCGCCTTCGATGTGGGCGCCGAGACGCTGCCACTTGGCGATGCCGGCCCCGACCGACCCCTTGCGCTCCCCGGTCTTGCGCTCCAGTTCGGAGCGGGCGGCGGCAAGGGCGTCGGCGTTGAGGTTGATCAGGTCGCCGGTCAGTGCGTGGGTCGGTGTCTGCGACGTGGCGGCCAGGGTCTTCACGTCGGAGTCGCCGGCCTTGATGACCCCGTCCACGGTGGTCTCCGGCAGGGTGCCGAACGCTCCGTCGGTGGACTCGTTGATCAGGACGTCGTCGTGGCGGAGGCGCAGCCGTTCGAGCGCAGCAGCATCGTCGTCGTCGGGCTTGGCCAGGCCGGTCGCCCACCGGACCTTCCAACTGTTGAAGTGCTGGATCAGCAGCCGGTCGTAGGTGGTCTTGTCGATCCGCTTGAACAGCGGGATGAACGGTTCGACTTCGCCGTCGGTGCGGCCGTCGAGGTCGAGCATGTTGCAGAACCGCACCACCGGGCACACCCCGGCCGAGTGCCGGTCGTAGGTGATGAACTGCAACCGCTTCGTCCCGTTCGGCCCGTCTTCGACCCCGAAGCGGTACACGGCCTCGGCGTCGTAGAGCCGCCACCGGCCGTGCCCGTCGTAGCGCAGGGCGTACATCGGCCAGTCGTCTTCGGCGGGGTCCTGGTAGTAAGCCAGCATCTTGCGGGGCGACACGCCGCGCATCACCGCCATGGCCTCCCCTGTGAGCGGATCCACACCATCGGTGGCCGTCCCGTAGGAGGCGCCGTAGGCGAGCGTCGAGCGGTAGATGGCAGACTGGCGGCCGTCGAGTCCGTTGGCGGTCCAGCGGCGCCAGGCACGGTCAGAGACCGAGGTGACACCGTCGGACTCGGTCCCGGTGTCGGGTGTGGTCGGGTCGCGGAACCCGTCGAGGCGCATTCCCTGGGCCACGTTCGTGACGATCAGACCGGCCCACGGCGTCTTGGCCAGGGCGGCCAGCTTCTTGTGCTCGTCGGTCGCCTGACGCGGGAGTACGACGTCTTCGTTGTCCCACCGGTACCAGCGGTCGATGATGGCGAGACGTGCCCGCTCCGCCTCGAACAGCGGACCGAGGGTGTCGTTGATGAGCTCGACTCCGTCGCTTGGGCTGAGTGTCACCAGTACCTCCCCGGTTTCTTGCCCTTGGGCGGGTCGTCGACTTGCAGGTGACCGGCCCGGGCGAGGGTGACACCGATGAACGCGGATGCATCGCCGCTCGACCACCGGTCGATGGCTTGGGCGTCACCCGCCTTGCGGAGCTGGGCGACCGACACGGCTTCCGTGAGCGCCGGCCGCTTGCGGTGGACGAACCCGCCGGATGTGACGGCGTCGACCATGGCGCCAGCAGCACGGACCGTGGACGCGGTTGAGAACTGAGTGACGTTGACCCCTGCCGCGGTGAGCGGCTCGATCAGCGAGTTGGCAGGCGATCCCCGGTCGATGACGACCCGCCGCACTTGATCGTCGGCGGTCATGACCTTGAGAACCTCGACGACCCGGTCGGCCCCTTCCACGGCAGCGACAACCGCTACGACGTCACCGCCAACCGCGCCGTTGCGGTCACCCGCTACGCAGATCCAGGTGCGGGACCGCAGCTTGTCCATCTCGACGGCGAGCGTGACCGGAGCGTCGAGCCAGCCGCCCCGTTCGAGCGGGTAGTCCTCGCCTGCGGCTTCCCATGCTGGTTCGGGGATGGCGAGCCACTGCGGGGCGTCGTCGAGGTCGGGGAAGATCCCGAGCCGCTCCCGGGCGTACTCGTCATCGTCGAGGGCGGCACGTTCGACGGAGAGGAAGTCTTCGTTGATGCGTGTCCCGAAGGCGGGGTTGGCGGCGCGCACCGCTTCGATGTCGTCGATGTCGGAACCGGCCGGCGCGGACCATTCCCAGTAGGCGAGCGTCCCGCCGATGTCCGGGTCGCTCATGCTGCGGCCTGCAAGCTGCGTCCACGGCGAACCAGCCGGCGGAGCCGGTCGGACTCGACCTGCGGGAGCGGGGCCGACGACGCGTACCAGACCTGCGGATCTTCCCGGGCCGACAGCGACGGGATCAGCGACCCGAGGTCGAGCAGGTAGTAGGCCTCGTCGAAGTACACCGCATCGCCGGAGGCGCCACGACCAGAGCCTTTGACCCGGGTCTTGAACCGGAGCTCGGAACCGTCACGCAGCTTGATTGACTCTTTGCCGTTCGAGTCCTTGATGCCTGATGGGCGACCGTTCACCCCGCGTCCGTTATCGGCCACGTCTGCGAGCAGGTCGGGGGTGTCTTCGATCAGCCGGCACACCCGGGCGAAGTGGTCGAGGCAGGTGTCGAACCGGTGCGCCGTGTGCGTCTGCAACCGGTCCCGCTTGTTGAGGTACAGCCCGTGGAGCTGGCGGGCCTCGAGGATGCCGCCCTTGCCGTTCTGGCGGGGGACGATCAACCCGACCTCGGTCGCCGCCCACTTGCCACGGGCGTTGCGTGACATCGACCCTTCGATGACGTCCTGCTGCCAATCGTCCAGGTGGAGACCGGCATGAGCGGCGAGGTCGATCGCGTCCCTGCCCTCGGTCGAGAAGTGCAGGGGAACGTGCCGGAACCGGGGCGGTGCCGCCGTCAGCGTGGTCATGCGCCCTTCGACCCACGGAGCAACTCGAGCTTCGACTTCGGCTTGACCTCAGCCTCGCTAGCCGGAAGCGCCAACTGCTTGACGATCTGCCGGAGCTCCGCAGCCGATGACCGGGCCTCACCGACGACCGAGTTGATGACCAGTGCGGCCGGCGAATCCTCGAAAGGCCAGTCGATCGACAACCACGCCGTCATGTCGCCGGAGATCAGCGCATCGAACCGGTCCAACCGGTCAACGATCCGGCAGGCCTCTTCGAGCAGCACCCGCTCACCGGGCGACCACGAATCCTTAACCGCGACCGATTCCGACCACAGCCGAACACCCCGAGACCCCAGCCCAGAAGGGGCATCTGCGCTGGTCAACACGCATGACCGCTACCGGCAACCCTCTGACCTGCACGAATGCGGGAGAGAGAAAACGGGAGGA